CAACAATTTTTCGCTTATGACCTCTTTGGAATAATTATTTAATTTAACAATGACATTGTCGGTCTTCTCTATCATCATTTTGTCAGTTTTGATTTCTTTAGTACCCTTGGCATCCTCAAGCCTCTGCTTAAGTCGCCCAATCTCTTCATTTAAAAACATTTTTAATTCAATCGAATTATCGACGAAAGATGTAATATAATGCATTAAGAGTTCTTTTTGCTCGTTCAGTAAATCATCACCATATTTTTCATTAAATTTTCTAACAAATGATTTATATACGAGATTATCGATCGGAAGCATTTCTTGGGCGCTTTCCTGCTCAGTCATCATATAATCAATTATCTGTGTTTCTAACATTACTTGTTGTTTGGGAGATGGTGCTCCGAACATTTGGAATATAGTTGCTAACGTTTTATAATTTGGAACAAAATTGTTGAAAATATCTGGAGTTAAGTTTTTATTAATGTCATTAATCAAGTTCGTCTGTTGCTGGAACAGGCTGTCGGGCTCAATCATTCTTTTTGAGATCCTGACTTCTTTTAATAATTTCTCACTAGTTTCTTTGTTGACTGATCGTGTCTCATATAATGAACGATAGCAGTCTAGATCTCTCTTGAGTTCTGAGAATGGCCCAAAATAATCCTTAATGATCTTGACAATCTTATCTTTTTTATCTATATCGTTTTTTATAATAGCGTCGGTAGCTTCTTTTATTAACGCCTCATAAACAAATGCAGTGTTTCGTTTCTTGTTATGCTTAATTTTCATCGTTGTTCTCCATTGTTAGATTACCGTCCTTGCCTTCTAATTGCTCAGCAAGGGTCCTCAGAGATTCATTAACCAAAATTAAATTATTCTCTTCTTGCTGCTCACTCAAAGAGTAAATAGGTTCTTCTTTCGGATAAATACTTTCTGCTGTGGGAACAAATCCTTTACCTAAGCTTTTAAGCCCGTCAGCATAGCCAGGAAAGGTCGTTCTTAATGTGTTTTTCGACTTCTCTGAATTGTATTGGGAAGCATTCGATCTCCGGCGGGCACCAGCATCTCGACGATCAACTCTTTTTGGGTTATATACTTTTCCCTTGGCGCCAGGAGTCACGCGAGCAGAGAATCTAGAGCCGGGAGGGGCTGCTAACAATGCGCTTTCGTCTTCTGGGGCAGCCTCGGAGGCCGGGGCTTCTTCACCCCCAAGCAAGTCCGCCTCTAAGTCCCCCTCTCCTCCCAAGTCGGCGCCTAGGTCTCCGCCTAGATCTCCCCCCAGGCCCCCACCTAAGCCACCAGTTTCGCCGGCCGCGGCTTGTTCAGCTACCTGTTGAAGAGAGGCATCTTGCTTGCGATCATAAAACATTTCTCTCTGGCAACGGAGAAATTCTTCGTGAGACATGCCAAAAATATTATCGGCGACCCATCTCCGAGAGAAAAAGCCTTCTGTTGCTGCTGCTGCGATATCAAATTTCGTTTTCCAGTGTTCGATCTCTTGCATTTCCGCGATCTTTGATGGATTGTTCAGAGACAACTTAAATCCAATAAGATCATCTCCGCGGAAACCAAGAGTATAAAGGTGAATGATTCCAATTTTCTCAAGCTCGTGAATAACTGTTCTCTGTAATCTTTGGATTGTGCGGGCAAACCGGATATCCTTTTGCGCAAGAGTGGTTTTGTCCTCGGTGGCGCCTTCGCCCATTGTAAGATATGATTGTGGCACCTTTAGTGCAGAGAACAACTTGTCGCGAAGGTATTTAATGTCGTCGATCGCCGTAATGTTTTGTGCGCCGGCGAGGCTCACAATATCAGTTTGAGATCCTGCGCGCACGGGAAGGAAATAGTCTTCTTCAATGGACATTGGGTTATAGCGCAGATCCATTCGGCCTGTATCGGGATCGGTTATTGTGTGTCTCTTAAGCTGGGTTACAACCTTTTGCATATATTGTTCCACATCTTGAGGAGGGATGGCCCCGACGTCAATTTTAAATACGCGGCGTTCTGATGAGCGGACGACGCGATACGCCATCATGGCATCTTCCATAAGAGTAAGCTGGCGCCATATTCGGCGAGAAGCTTCTAATACTGATGTTCCGTATGGAGAATATTTGTCATTACCAAGAACTCTAAAGTGTGCGATCTGCCAGTTCTCGAATGTCATTCCAGCGGAATTCCATTGATATTGAATGTAATTTGGGTTCGTTGAATCTAAACCCTCCAGCCTTTCAACCTCTTGTAGTGGTAACGCGATAGACGATTGAACACCATGGTTATCGTCTATGTCAAGGTATAATACAAAGTCACCATATTTGCATAGTGTTCGGCACCACCCAAACAAATTAAATTCTACATTCAAAACATTTGTATAAAGGATTTGTAGCATAGCTTTGATTTCTTCATTCGGGCATTTAATATTAAGCATCGGACGCAGTTCAGAAAAAGTGGTCATCTCGTCGGCATAAATATCTAAAGAAGAAGCTATCTCGGGCATGTACTCCATTTGATCGAAATCTATATACCTCTCAGAGCGGCGTTGGTTAGCGATCGCATTTGAAGCTATATTATCTAAAGGATTGTAGCTTTGCTTTTTAAACTGCTGACCAGCTGGATTACGGAATCTTGACGAAAATTTGTCTAAATGTTGCCGCCGGATCTTCCGACCAGATTGCGACCTATAATTAATAATCGGACCAGAAAACAATCTCGTCAGAGATTTAAATAACTCTGACTGTCTATTCGCTGGATTTTTACCTTGCTTTGGGTTTCTTTGGGCCATTTAATTTCTCACTTTATAATCCACATGAATTCTTCATATGTTGCTTTTGCTTCACTCATTTTATCAAAGATTTCATCCTTTTTGTAACCAATTTGTCCTTTAATTTGTGTATTCATCGTTGTTCTTGTAGTGTAAATCGCGTCAACAAAGGCTTTTTGATAGTTTAAATCTCTTGAATTTGCCTGAATTGCTGTGTCTCTCACCCAACAAGCTATCGCCAACGCCATTATAAGGTCGTCGTTATAACCTTTCATGGCTTGGGGCTTACCGTTTCTCCAAATAAAAGTTTTCATCTCACTAGCTGTTCGGGATGAATATATAGTAATTAGTTTATTTCTTATAAACTCTTCCAATTTCGCGACAATGAGTGGTCTCGTTTTCATTGTGGTAGTAAATCCGGGTACTGCAGAAGGTCGTATCTCTGCTTGATGTTGCTCAATATACTCGTGTGTAGATTTTATTGAGTAATAGATATTAGGATATGCATAATCGTTTAATTTATCTAACACCGAATATCCTATATTGTTATTTTCTACCACTAACATCGCATTACCAAATTCTCGACCAACTTGATTTAACATGTTTGCATACATATCCAAAGTTGGCTTACCCTGGTATTCCCCTATAATTTCTAGTGTTTCCAGCTTAATAACGTGAAAGGCAGAGTTGTCTGCTCCGTCTCCGCGGGCAACGTCAGCAACCATTAAATAATTGCACGTTGGATCAAACTCTTCCCAGATCCAAAAATTTCTATCGAAGCCGGTTCTGTATTTCGGCTCAGTGACTTTTGTTAGTATCCAATCTACATCCTCGGGATCGATGACAGTCTCGCCAGAAGTATTAAAGTTACATCCCAGTTCTTGAGCAATCTGTCTCTTAGACATATTTTTAGTTTCTTTCTTGTACCACTCTTCATCCCTTTCCGGGTGGACTGACCACTTAAGAGTTGTAAGATTAAAATTATTTGCTCCGGAGTCTGCATCAGAACAGGTTTTGTGAAACCAATTACCAACTCCATTCGGTGTGGAAAGGGCGATACAACGGCCGCCGGTGGACAACGTGGGGTAGAGGCCAGTCCATAATTCTTCGAGACCCTCAATGTGGGCGGCCTCGTCAAGAACCAGAAGGGATAGAGCTTCAGAGCGGCCGGCATCCCCAGAGGTGGATGCAGCCTTGATCGAGGAGCCATTGGAAAGCTCGAAAGAGGTACGATTATCAACGGATATCTCAGATATTTTAATCCAATCAGGAAGATTGCGCATAATGCTTTTAACTTTTTTAACTAAGTTTCCCGCTGTTGCAAACTTTGTTGCCATTACCAAGATGGCTTTATCGCGATGGAAAAGCATCATCCACACAACGTAGCCCGCCGTGATGGTTGATATCCCTAGCTGTCTCGCTTTGAGGATAACGTTAAAACGGTAATCATTGAAATCAACCAGTAGGTCATCTTGAAAATCATAAGTGTCAAAAGGTATTAAACCGTGCATCGGATGGGAAATGCGCGCATAATTCTTAAGAAAGTATGCGGGATCTCTTCCACATTTGACTATTTCCTTAACTTGCTGTTTCTTATCTAATTGAAAACTCATGTAACATCTATTCTCGGTAATCCTCTGGATGCTCCATGGTGTCCATGAGAGTTTGAAGTCGAGAAATTATTTGGGCTGCAAGATCGCGATATTGTTCGTCGTCTAGTGTCTGAAACACATCTTCTAATTCATGATAAGCTGCTTCTATTTTTTGTACCGGTGAGCGTTGTTCGATTCCGGCATCAATGGCATCATACATTTCGTCTTCGCCGCCCATGTCGTGATAATCACCCTCAAAGGTGGTGTTTATCTCTTCTTTAATAATTTCTTTTAACCTGTTGGCACTGATCTTCATTATTGCTTTTTCCTAGTATCGTTTTCTGGGCGTGTGCCTAAACCGCCTTGGTCAAGAAAGTTACGCCAGTTGGCATCAAGGCCATCGGCGGACGGTGCATCGATGCGCATTGCCTCTTCCAAACCAGCAACCTTATAATGCATTTTAGCAGTTACCCAGGACCGGACGCGAGAAGAATTTTCGACGCGGACATCGACTTCTCCTTCCTTCGTAAGAGTCACTGAATTACCGGTGATTTTCTTATATTCTTTCTTTAGAAAAGATGAAATATCAGCGATCCTTTGTTCGACCTCAGACTCGAATCCGTTAGCATAAACTTCTTTAAGTTGAACTTCAGATTGATATCCGATGCACATCATGTTTCCATAAAATTTAACGTTGAACCCGTCGGTAATCCTCTTGTCAAGGAGGGGGTCGCCTTCTTCTCTTTGAAGGCCTACGAGAACGGGATCGCCATTCTCGTCTAAGGCGCCGTCATAAGCATTAGCTGCTGCTTGTGATAAGCCTTGGATAATTTCGTATACTGTTGCCATTATTGTTGTCCTTTAATTTTTTCATATTCTAAATAGTGCTTAACCGAAGATAAGTAGTCGGTAGCTTTAGTAATTTTCGCCTGTACCCAGCCCTCAAGTTCTTCGCCATCGTGAATCATTTGTTCTAATTCCGATGCATAGTTGGCTGCTTTATATAAATCGGATTTGGCCATAGATGCCTCGTGATCATCTGCACACCCAGATGGGGCAGCTTGTGAATGTTGAGCCGGCATATCCCCACATCCTTCGCTCATTGCCTGGTCGTTGTTTGCTTGCGGTGGGGCGC